CGCGCCATGCGGACGATGTCTTCTCTAGTCATCATTAGCCACCTTTCTAAGTAACTTAACTAAGTTTTCAAGCGTCTCAAGACTGTAGCTACCAGCGGTCAGGTACACCACCGTCTTAGTGGTTGGCTCCCGCCAAGCTTCGTCTTGGCACCTTTTCCATGTGTCGGCAATCCACTGTCGTGTTTGCTCTAGCGTCATGGCGCTCGTTGCTACGGGCAAAGGCTCCCCGTCTGCTGGTGTCTTTGCGTTTTTGTTTTCAGCCATTGTTCTTCTCCTTCAAGGCTTGCTCAATAAGCTCTGCCATATACGCCGTGTCTAGCTCATCACAGAAAGTTGCTGCATACCGACAATAACTAACCTCTTCATCCGTCAGCCCAACCCATTGCTTTGGTGGTGCGGTGTAGAGGGGCACTGTGTGGTGCAGGTCAGGACCTGTCCGCACTTTCATGTCAAAGTTTTGCAGGTCGAATGAATTGGCCCACGCCACCGGCTCATGTTCATCTTTTACGATTTCATCAACACGTTCTTGTGATGTGTCGTCGGCATCGACAAGTGCTTGGCGTAAAACGGCAATGGCTTCGATGTAGTAATTTCGTCGGCATCGACAAGTGCTTGGCGTAAAACGGCAATGGCTTCGATGTAGTAATTTTTATCGCCTGTTTCCTGAAGCATCTCTGCGCTTGCATCCTCTAGCACTTCTATCGCTTCTTCAATAGCTTCTCTGCTCATGTGTTTTTATCCTTAGCCGTTCTGACATTCCACTCGCAAGCAAGCTCTCCAGACCGAGAATTGCCGACAGGGATCAGGTACGGTTTAATGATCTCCATGAAGGCTTTTCTTTCATGTGCTGCGACAAGTGCAGCGAAGCGTTCAAACGCATCGGTGTAATTCCAAAGGTCAGGATCAAGCCCAGCCTCCCTCGCCATGCGGATAATGTCGTCTCTATCCACCATTCTTCTCCTTCAGCTTCTCCTCAATCGCCCGTGCGAAAGAAAAAGTTTCACTGCTGGCTGATGTCAATTCATCCGCTTCTATGTCGCAAATTTCTATCTCCGTCAGCCCAACCCATTCTTTCGGCGAGCGGTACAAAGCCATGCCAACAGGCAAAACAAGGGCGGGATCAATCGGTTTAATGACGCAATGTCCGTTATGAAATCCTGTTATGTACGCCACAGGCTCCCATCTACTTTTAATCTTTTTTATGTCGTCTGGTGTGTGGGCTCGCGCTTGCGCTTCGGCCCAAGACTCTCTAAGCCAAGCCATCCACTCGTCTCTTGTCATCATGCCTGATCGCTGTTGTTCATCTTCCATGTCTCTTTGTCCTTCATACGTTGTTCGTACACTTCCATTAATAACTCAGCAGCTTCTTTGATCTTGAATTTCTCTGTTGTGCAGTAGTCAGGCAAACCCTCGGCGTAGCCTTCGAGCCATGCGGCTAGCATGGCGAACTTGTAGTCGGGGCTAGTCATTTCCAAACACCGCGAAGTTGATTTTGGTTTGATTTAACTTTTGAATTGCAGTTAACGCAGTCGCAAGACGTTCAGCATTTTCGATAGCCTGGACAAACTGAGGGCTAGTCAGAAGCTCTGCGGCTTGCTTGTATTCTTTGCTCATCTTTAATGTCTCGGTTTGCACACGTTCAGATGTAGCTTTGAGAGATGCAAGATCGTTCTTGATGTTCTCTCGAAATGCCATAAGGTTTTCCTTGGTCCGCTTGAGTTCTTGCTCAACACGGGTGGCAGATTCCTTTGCAACAATTTCTATTTCCATAGTTCTCTTCCAGAAGAAAAATTCAAGTGATGCTATTTGAACTTTGGGGTGGTTAAGATCTTCTTGTTTCCAACACATACCTTCTTTGAATTGTCCTGTTCTTACAGTAGCCAATTCCATGACCTTTGAAAGATCCAACACCGCCGGACACATACGATCAAGAGCGGTTTCAAAAGCCTCGACTTTTCCAGCCCAATAAAATTCTGCTGCGCGAGAGGTAAACATTAACGACCCGCAGTACTAAGAACATCGCAGTTCTCAGGGCTAACATACCCACACACTAAAGTACGTTGTTCGGAAACACCATCAGCCTTATAGCCAGATAGCTTGTAAGCAATAGGCATGGCGACTTTCATAATCTGAAGAGCAGTCAATCCGTCATCAGAAGCTTTGATGATGGCATGGTGCATAGCCTCAGCTAACTCACCTAAAAACTGCTCGGTGTCAGTGGCAGTGGTTTGAACAACCACATCACCACTACCCTTCTTGTCGGTATAAATTCTAATCATCACTCTTCCTCATAAATGGTGGTTCGTCTTGGCTGTTAAGTATCCGTGCAATCTCACGGTCTATGTACCAACGTGCTTTGCGTAAGTCCTCAATCTGCTCACCTTTAAGTCCGGCTCGCCAAAGATATTTAATGGCATTGCCAATACAAAAGTTCAGATGCTCAGTGATCTCTATGCACTCCACACCGCTTGGGTGTGAGGTGTAATGCTTGGGGTGGTTGACGTTATCGTTCATAGAATCCTCCAACCTTTAACTTCTTTTGTCCAAGATCTTTCCCACAAGTCAGCCGTAGTGAGTCGTGCCCCACTCGCTATAAGTTGTGTAGTTGTGAACTCAGTACGATCTCTGGGACGACCAGGGCCAGCCCACCGATGCTTGTCCACGTAGCTAGGCAGATACGGTATGCCATACAAAACAAACACGGGCTGCGTTACTGTTTCTGCACGTTTGTTTTGATTCATCAGACTCATTCAACACCTCCACTTAGTCTGAACGCGATACGCGCTTTGTCGAGTTCTGCAATACGCTTACGCTCTGCAATAACTTTGGGATCTTTCCACGGGTACGGCTGCTTGAGCAGTCTCCAGTGACGCTTGAATGTTTCAAGGACGTTAGTACTCTCTGATGTTGTCTTGATTTGCATAGTTATCTCCTGTTAAAAAGGTGCTTCGCCTACTGATTCAATGCTTTGATGTTTCAACCAACGTTCTTTTTCTTTATTCCACTTTATGATTAAGTGCCGTTCGGTTTCTGTCCTGAAAGGCCACCGCATCTGCTTTGGGGTCAGTGGGAATGGTTTCGGGAAAGTACGGTTGCCCGTCTGGTTTTCTAATGGCACTGATGTCCTCCTCTGAAAAGTAAATATACATAACGGTTGTGTTAACACGCTTGCCCAAACCCTCCACCTTCTTGCCATAGTCCAACATCCTTAGCAAGGCAATCTTCTCGGCAATTAGTTTTGGCATCGGAGGAAAGTTCATGTCAAGCTCTGAGTAGATGCTAACCATGCGCCCCTCATCCGATTCAAAGTCTTTCATTTCTACTCGTGCGGTAACCATATTCTCTTTAACCTGTGCCTTAGCCAACTGCAGTTTTTGAAAAGCAGTTATCATAGAGTTTTGAGTAATCATATTACTAATTTGTATTTGTACTGTCAACAGATTTAAAGATCACATACTCGTACTCGGACAGTCGTTTACCGACACCCTCAATAGTTTGCTCGACGGGCATCATCTTCAGTAATGAATACTCACCGATAATATTTTCTGGTAAGAACTCTTCAGAAGGCACCGTATATGTATGCTCGGCAAGACCTGAAGCGTTAGCACTCATATGGAACGTATTCCCAGGCATAGTCTCGGATTCAAAGTATGAGGCTTCACCACGCATGTTAAACACAATGTAATAAAGTTTGTAGTTAGCGTTCCTGCGTCGAGCAAGTTCTTCGTAAGCGGCTACGCCCCTGTTAGCTACATCCCTAAATTCTTGAGAGCTGAACTCGACACCCATGTTCATGAGCCGTTTAATTTCTTGATACATGATGCTATCGGGGATAGAAAATAAAGCGCGTGTATCTCTGGACAACGCATCACGCCACTTACGCAGATTGTCCCAACACTCACTACCCGCATCCTTTAGAAACTCAGTAGGCTTATAGGGTGTGATGTACTCAAGCATAATGTCGAGTGCCTTATGAATATTGTTGGTTCTCTTCCTCTGATGGTCACTTGAATTTTCTCTGTACTTCTTATTCTTGATGTGCCGTGACCAGATAATAAAGTCCCCACGGTGGTATTCGATGGTACCTATACACTTCTTGCCAGGATAGTTGGTATCGAACACAGCAAAGAAATCTTCTGACTCGCTTGGCACCATCTTCATCGGCTTGCCAGGACGTGACCGCACGAACAACATAGCAAGCTGTCTCAATGGACCGCATTGAACCAATTCAAAATTTGTATCTGTAAACACCATATTCACTCTCCTTTTGGATAAAACTTAATCGCACCTTCTGGTGTGCGTCTAACTATGGCTTCTCCATCAGCAACCGCATAAAGCCCTTCACATAAAACCTTAAGGGCGCTGAGTAAGCGTAGTGTGTACATCCCAAGCATCAGGATCACTACGCCCATCACTGCAAACAACAGTGCATATCCGTCCATGCAAACCTCAAAAGTTAAAGGCGCTGAGGATGTCATCGACCTGCTTCTTAACGTCTTTACGGACGTGATCGCTCTCACGGACGGTATCAGCGGTAATCCCTGAGATAGCCTGCTCAAGCTTCTTACGTGCCTGCTCAAGCTGTGGGTCGTTCGTTACATTCAACCGAGTCAGTAGTTCGCACAACTCAAAGGCATTAGTGATTAGTGAGTCACGGAAAATCTGGGTGTGATTCTCAGTGCCATCCTTAGCCACACGTGGAGTCTGTGCATCTGCCAACTTGTCGCTCATGTGTTTGAGCACAGTGTGCAACCTTGTCCACAGATCGTTCATCGCATCTCTTAACTTGTTGTTGAATGACTCTTCGTATTGTTGACGTAAATCGTCAAGAACTTGCTGACCTGCGCGGAGCC